CGGGATCGGGTCTATGGCTTGAAGCGCGAAGGAAGCCGCGAATATCGGTTGCCGCACCATCCCGGCCTGCAAAAGAACGCTCTGCCATTCCAAGGCAGTCACTGTGGCTGGACCGGTATCAGTCAGGATGTCGATGGTTGCGGTCGATCCCTGACCAAGATTGATTGCGGCATTGGCAACAGTGTTGACCTCTGTCCAGTTCTCAAGATCGGCTTCCGTTGTGCCAATCCTGTGAACACCACGGGCATCACCGAAATCATAGTCAAAGCCCATCGCGAGCCGCCGTTTGCGTTCAGCAGCAACCATGTCAATAGTAACGGTCTGGTCCGGCTCTGGTGGCAAAGGTTCAAAGGGCAGATCATTGCCAAGAGCATCGGCAATCGTGCTGGCCTCTGCGAAATGCGTATCATCCTCCGTCACATGGTACGGATACCCGTTGATGATGGCGACGAATGTTCCATCGGGCCTGCGATACAGTAGCTCCATTATGCGATCCTCCAAAGAAGAGTCATAGTCGATTCATTAGTGACCGTGGTGTATATGGTGCTGCCACCAGCTTGAACAGCAGCAGTCACTGAACCGGATAAGACTCCAGTGGTAAGATAGCCTATCATATAATACGCCCACGTTCCTCCGGTCGGAAGGGTAACCGCCTGCGAAGGACCGTTGAGCTGATAAGTAAATTGCCCTACTCCAGCGCCATTCTTTGGCTTCGGAGCCACAAGATTTCCAAGAATAGCAAACAGGTCGGCATCATTCAAATAAACAGGTTTGCCATCACCGGAACCAGCAGCGCGACCGATAACTCTTGCTTGTGCTATTGTAGCAAGATTGGCATTTGGAATGTTTGTGGTTTTGGCATCGACTTCTGCTTTGGAATAAGTTTCCGACTTCGTGTAAATGTCCACGGCATCGTTTGCGAGAAAACCTCGGAACGAAACCAAGTCGCCAAAACTAAGAGGGTCGACAAGCGTGAATGTGCCAGATGGACCGGGCGCAAGCGTCGCCTCTGAAGGCGAACGAAGCAGAACGCCATTCACAAACACGTCGCCGGTCGAAAACCCGCCATCGACAGAGAACGGACCAGTCATGCCGTTTGTGGCTGCCGTGTAATCTTGGGTGCGGCGACCACCCACTGAAACCGTGACGGTTTGGTTCCATCCGGTCGAGGTCAAAACCTTCGTCAGGTTCGGAGTCACGGACGTATCGAGATACTGAGCGCCAAGTGGAGCGCCGGAGGGAGCTGCCGACAACGCCCCATAATAGAGCGCGCCAATGGCGACCACTTGACCATGCTTGGTGTCAACGACAGCTTTCTTTGCGGTGACGTCAGCGGCTAAGTCGATGACCTGATTTCGAAGAACTTCAAGTTCTCCAGTCGTTGCAATAGGGCCTATCGTCCACGTCGAGAATGTGCCGGCTCCGACAATAGTCTTGCCGTCCATAACGAGGATGCCGGTTTCAGAATCGTAACTGGTCAAAGTCCCGATGATTGACTTGGTAAAGTCTGTTCCGGAATAAGCCATCACGTAGGAGGTCGGCGCAAAGTTCAGGCGCTGCGCCTCATTGATCAGGAACGTCTTTGTCCCAAGTCCAATCGCAACAGAACTCACAGAGTTTGCCGAGAACAGAGCGCCGAGATTCGCAACCTCAGTGATCTGGTTATATGCGGGCAGAAGGGCGTTGTTGATCCGCTCAAGACCGACTTCGCTCAGAGCTGCGACCTGCGCTTCCCAGTCCGGCTGGAACGCGCGAAGATTTTCAATCGCATCAGCGATTACTTTTGCTCGCTTGTTCAGATCGTATTGAGAAAGGTTATCGGTGCGACTCCATGCGATGTCGGTATAGAGGGACATTAGACAGCCTCGTATTCATCCAAGTTTTCTTTGATCAGCTCCAGCACAGCCCCCGAAACCTTATGGCGAACGTCATCGCGAGGGATGTACTTTTCACCATCGTATTCAAAGGCCTTGGAGAATGTGATTCGATACATGCGATCCGGAATGATCGCCTGCTTTGACGATGCTTTGGTCATTGGAAGTCTCCGGTTTTCAGTTGATTGGCTGGGCACGAAAGCACCCAGCCCAAGACATTAGAACGACAGGTATGTCATCCGCTCGACATGGAATATTTCTGTGGCTGCAAGTGCAGCTCCAGTACTGCGAATCTTGATAGCGCTTGTATTCACAGGAAGACTTGCCGTGTTGAACGTGAATGTCCGACGGACGTGCAGCCTGCCATTGCCGCGATCATCGAGCGTCTCATCAACGATAGTGGCAGCCGTTCTGACCGCATTGGCGTTGGTGACATCTATCAACGCAACCGTAAAGTCATGATTGACCTCTTTGAAGTAATCAAGAATCGCTATGACCTTGATACTCCGGGTTGGGGTTGGAAGCGCTCTCGTTGTCGAGAAGTGCAGCATGGTCGTAGCTGGCCGAGAGACGAGGACAGAGCTGCCAGTGAGACGGAACCCAGGCATAAGATCCTTGGTGCCGAGGAACACTGCACGGAAGCTGCAAAGGGCTGGAAGCCCATTGAAGGCAGCCGTGTCAAGTTCCCTGATTGAACGCCAAACCGCGCTTCCCTGCGGGCGAACCTCGAACACCAGCGAAGTCCCATTTGGGGAGATACCCTCGTATGCGATATCGATATCGTTGATGCCGCCAGACAGGTTGATAGACCCAAGATCTACTTCAAGTCTGGTGCTTTCGAACGCTGCGAAGTTAGCCCGGAACATCATGTCAAGGGTAAGATCGCCCTGTAAGAAGGCTCCGTCCGTCGAGTAGAATAGCGTTCCTGCGGCATAAGATGCGCCGCTGGCAAGCCCTACATAGTGCCCACCTTCTGTGACGATGACGATTGCATACCGCTCACCAGCCGCCATAGCCGTAGGTGTGAACGACACGCGCGTCCACTGCGATGCTACTGAGGCAGCCGACCCCTTGATTATACTCTCAGGTGTAAGCGTTGTTTCCGCCACAACCTTATCAAGTGCTGGTTTCCCATTTTGGGTTTTGGTGATCAGCACCTTGACGTTGCCACTCGTGTCCTTCTCTGTGAAGAACAGATCGAGTGAGGTTAGCCAGCCGCCCTGAGTATTCAGGAATGTCTGCGCGACTATCGAGCCATTTACAGAAAAGTCTGTAACAACTCGCTCTTCGTAGTAAACGGTTTCGGCGTCATACCAGAACTGATGCAGACGTATCCATTGGTGGTTCTCGTTGAAGTTCCCAGACTCATATTGGTATGTGCGACCAAGCCTGTCTGTGAACACGCCAGAGGCTGAATCGAACCTGCCTGAGCGCCAGAACTCGCTGTTCGTGCATACCCCGAACGAACTACCGTAACGGATTCGCGCTACAGCCATTGACATTTTTTTATAAGCGACTGTCTGGAATTGGTATTGAGACAGAGATAAAGGCTGGCGATATGCGTCGACAGATATACGACGAACCTGAGTGTATTTTGGAAGACATAAACCGTTTGCAGATATCAATACTGATGGATCAATCGGGTTGAAAAGCGTGATCGCAGTATTGTTTGCATTCGCGTCGGCGAATCGAATACCTTCTTCCACCTTCGCGTAATAGCCGACCTGCGCGCTATCTGACCAACTGAGATTGTAATTCAGGAACGAATCTGCGCCGTAGCCTGAATAATTATCCTGAAGCTCAAGAAGCTCCTTGATCCTGGAAACATCTTCAAATACCCGGATCAGTGATGAATTATCAGCGCTCTGTGACAGCTTGTCTGCAAGGGCTGTGATGTCAGTTCCAAGAGTTGTTAGCTGATCGCCCGCCTGCCCCTTCCACACCTCAAGTTCAGTTGCCCGTGCATCGATCCTCTTTAGCGACATCAATTCATTGGCACTTGCCATCTCGATTGTTTCAACGCCTGTCGTACTAAGTGTAACCCAACCAACAACAACACTATCTGAGGATACAGTCGGCTTCTCAGGAGCCGCATTCTCAGTGCCGTATACCAACTGGAATGAGGCATAGCGAAGCTTCTGCATCGCCACGCTGTCAGGCTCAGTTGCCCCGGTATCGACATTGATCAGATAATCGCGAGGCTCAATGTTGGTGTCTGTTTCAGCGCCTGTGGCAACGACTGCCGCGATCTTCTTGGTGACCAGAGGAAGCGCGCCGAGAAACTCCAGAATGGTTGACGTCTCGCGAATGTAGCGCTCGCCATTGGTCCAGTATGTCCCGGCATCAACTGTTGCCTGAGTTGCCCCAGTCTTTGCAATGGCGAAGCCGGTATATTTCTTCTCGCTCGTCATTCCTTCGCGCACGATGCGGTCAAGGGACTCTTTGGCATATGTTCCGATGTTCGAAAGATCGCCAGCCTGAAGTTCTTGCCGGTCACGAAACTGTACCTGCTTTTCCATATTTTTACCTCACGAGTCGCGCACCCATGTGCCGACGGTTATTGTTCCCAGCTTGACTCCATCGGCCACGGTTGCTGGCCGCATTGTCTTGGCGGTGACGGTGATTTTGTCGCGGAGCGACTTTGAAAGGCGCACAGCCTCAATGGTCTTGTTCAGCCTTGCCTTGCTCGTTTTGACGAGGAAGCCATAGGTGAACTGCTGGGCAGCAAACCAAGATATCTTAGCCCGTGTCTCCAGCCTCATGCTCGCATTGTAGGGCGGCATTCCAAGTCGTGTGTTGCCAAGGAATGTTCTCGACCCCCTCCGGTCAGCTTGACGATCTTCGTCGTATACGTAGATCTGCTCAAACACCCGAAGGCGTGATGTTGTCGGCGGCAGGAACACTCTCTTGGCACCATCGCTCGGCCTGTTCACATATTCCGTTCCAACACCACCAAGCGACGGAAAGAGCTGCCCCTTCACGCGCGCGCCTGGCTGCTTCTGGATTTGAGCGTTGACATCGACCGGATCGCCGGATGGCTCGACCGCACTGAAATGCAGCTCTGTTGTCCGGTAATTGTAATTGGTCTGGACGGCTATCGAGAACCGGCGTGACTTTGCATCGCCGTCGACCGTGAACGATCTTGCCATTGGCTTTCGACCAGCGAAGGCTCCGAAGATGGACCGGCCCGGAAGGTCGACCTCATCGAATTCAAGAGCTTCCCGATTATCGAGAACCGTTACCCTGTCGACCCGTCGGACTGGACTTTGCACTCCGGTCAGCGGGTCATAGACAAATGCCCTGCGGCCAATGCGCGAGGAACAGTCAGAGATAAACGGGAATGCCTTCGCGCCGGGGAACAGCTTGTCGAGACGATATCCGCTTGCCAGATAAGCGCCGTATCCGGACGTTGCTCCAGACAAGGTTGAATAGAACCTGATCTGTTGAAACCGGCCAAGGAACTTCTCGCGCTCCTCGCGGGTCAGTGAGGGGTCAGGGTATGTCCCGTCTGGTGGACGGCGGACCTTGACAACCTCTGCTCCAAAGAAGCGCACGGCCTCCTTGATCCCGGTCAAGGTTCCCTTCTTGGAATGAAGCCGATACCAAGCCTTTGCAACAGCTCTCTTCTTTTCAACTGGCCAGTCCCGATCCCAAAGATCAGTTGACGATCCCCAAGCGAGATACGGAATGAATGAGTCAGGTGCGAGTTCCGGAGAGTCAATCCATCCAATGAGGACGTCGACCTCTGAGGCCCGGACCATCGTCTCCTCCACCGTCTTGAACAGTGGTGATGTCCCGTTCGGATGGAGGATCTGGATGGTCATGTGTCAACTCCAGTGACGGTCACGCTGACCGATGTGATGCGAATGGCTTGCCTTGAGTCGATCACAACGTCTTCTGCCGGTGACGTCAGGTTGACGCCCATGACACCTTCGACATGAAGTCTGGAGAAGATTGCTGATCTGGCCAGGTTGCGACCGAGATATGCGTTCTCGACAATGAAGGCGTTTACCTGCTCGAGCGCTTTCTGCTGCACAATGTTTCCGTCAGGGCCGGGATATATCGTCAACTCAGCCACAATCGGCGTGTCGACTATCTGAGGCGCAAGAACTGACACGGAGTCTGTAAGCGGTCTCACGTCATCGGCAGACAGCGCCAGGGCAACCGTCGAGAGCTGTGTGCTTGTCGGCGTCGGCATGGCAGCCGTTGCCATCAATGTGACTGTCACGTTCCCCGGAAATAGACTTACAGCGCTTGCATCTCGAAGTGTCGGGTCGGCAGTCAAGGCGTAATAGACATACGCGCCCGCAGGACCCGCTCCAGAGAAGCTTTCGGCTTTGAGCAGTATGCGACGGCGAAGTCTCTCATCGCTCTCCATGACCGCCGCTGTGTCAGTAGTGGCCGGTTGAACAGTGAGTCGCTGAACGTCGAGGTTTGCCGCAAGCTGGTCGAGGTCCGATCCCGATGCGAATGCAATCAAATTCGATTTCGCAGCATCGTTGATTCTGGCTCTGACTTTGGCTTCTCTTGCCGCAGCAACTTGGAGAGCAATCGCAACCGGCTCGGTTTCGAGGTTGAGCGTCGTGATCTCCGGAAGGCTTGGCCTTGAGACCCGGCGCGCAGCCCATCTGGCCAGAAAGTCCGCGACCATCTCATTGTAGATCGTTTCGATATTGAACTCTTCGACAAGTTTTGGTGCTGGCAACTGAGAAAGGTCGACTGTCGAGCTGTATGTCGTCATGATACCACCTCGATATTGACCGTTCCATCGCCATAGCTGAACGTGTAGCTGATCTGCTGCTCTGTCGGGTTGCTATAGTCCCCGAGGTGGCCATTCTCGAAATAGACACCGGATAGCAGAAGGATGACCTTTGCCGGTTCACTGGCGTCCAAGCTCGAGCGCAGAAGGACAAACCCTGGCTCACCGTATTGGCGACCCTCGACAATTCTTGGCTCCAGCGCCTCAGCAACCAGAGAATAAAGATCGAGAACCGTGTCTTCGTTCTGTGGCCGGTCAATCATGCGACTGTGGTCCGCACCGAATGTCCGGCGCTGTATCCGCTCGCCAATCTCTGTCATCAGGATTTCCCGCATCGACTGGATGCAGTGTTTCCATCCGTACAGAAGCTGTCCGGTATCTGCATTCACACCGACACGGGCCATGATTACTTGTCCTTTTTGCCGTCCTCCGGAACCGGGGCAACATCGGTGATGAGGCCTGCCAAGAGCGGATATTTTGCCTGCGCTTCGGTAAGCTGGCCGATGGAGTCACCGACATAGCGGTATGTTCCGTCGATGAAGCCTTCGGCAGCGGCGTAATATGTTTTCATGGTTGCTCCTTATGCTGGCGCTCCGGTCTGTGCCGGGCCAGGCTCTACGTTTGTGTGAGTGTGGGTGCTTCCGACATTCTTGCCGTTGTGCATCAGGTTTGCGCCTGAGATGTCAACGTTGCCGGTGATGACGACATTGCCCTTGATGGTGAATGTCGACGTCTCGATATTGTAGCCATTGGCCGAACCGGAAATCTTCGTGCCGCCAATTGACCTGCCAAACATTGCGCCTTGGTCGTACGGCTGAGGCGCGGCGTCTGTGAACCCGCCCGGAAGCAGGAACCCTCTGGCGATCTCTCCACCCGGCGAGAACAGCATCATGCGCTGTCCTTGAGACGGAGGCTCCCAGTCGACGATGTCTCCGGCCTGCTGCAACCAAGGAACGCCCTTGGTGACGATGCCGTGCGCGTCCACGACAGCCGTCCCGTTGCTCGGGTCAACTTCGAGAACCTTTGCCTCACGGATCATATTGTTGATGCGCATGTTCTGTCTGACGACAAGCCGCTCAAGATGAGTGATGCGATCAATCAGGCGCTGCCAGAAAACATCATGACTCATGGCAGTGGACCCCCGGTCGAGTTCAGATAGACAATCTGAGGCGGGAGAACATTGGCGACCGGAACACGCGGAGAGCCTATAGCGTCAAGCACCTTCGACGTGTAGCCGAATGTCCGAGCGGTAATCTCGCTGTCAGACGCATTGGCATCTTCTGTCATGAATGCCCGGATTTCAGGAACCCGCTCGGCAAAATCGCTGAATGTCTCAAGTCTTGTCAGATATCGGTCGATCTGGTCCGGAATGACCTTCGCAACCGGATCTCTGTTTGCTTTCATTTCAAGCGTAATCTGTCGGGCTGCCAGTCGCTGACCACCTTCAACAGATGCGCCACGGCGACTGACGACGTTCACATAGTCACCGCAGATGTAATTGAACACTTCTGCGGACAGACTATCGTTTGTCAGTGCCCGGAATATCTGGGCTTCCATGAAGTCAAGAGAGTTCTCGATCTCGGAATCGGTGACAGGGTAATCAAGTGCATATGTCGGGAGATTTCCGTTTGTGTCGATTTTCGTAGCCTGCACAATGAGAAGCTCAAGGGTGACGGTCAGAAGGCGAGGACCATGGACGCGCGATCCTTTATTCCAATGATCCTTGTCATAGTCCGTATAGACGACACAGCACGGGAATACCCGATCCGATGCCATATCCTCGACCGGTTCAATCTTTGAATCGAAGATGTTCGGACCTGCGATTGTAGGCCAAGGGGCCTGCATAAAATTGTTCAAGGCGGTGACTGTTGCCATCCGCGTGATCACTCGGTTGATGCTCACCCCTGCGCTCCTCTATGGGTTAACATGAGCACCACGCGAGATAGACCGTCACGCTGCGCGGAGATCACATCAAACTCAGGAAGCTCTGGGCGGGTCGGGAATCGAACTACATCGCCTTGCTGAGGCTCCTGCACTCCGATGGGAAAATAAACCCGGTCGACGGATAGCTGCGGGTCGCGGCCTGTTTGCAAAGAGCGAAGATCGTTCGCCTCGCGATAGGACTTGCGAACCCCTAGCTGAATACCGAACTCGGTCGAGATGTAATCGAACACACCCTTGGCGTTGACGACAGCGCGTGAGCTGTCAGACGCTGGCCTGCCATTCGGCGTCTTGACCATCGGCGTGAGTATGAAAGGGATCGCATTGGTTCGGTCGACAGCGCGTGAAGTCATGCGATCAAGTCTGTCGAAGATTGCCATGCGATCCCTCCAAAAGATCAGAAGTTGTCGTTCAGGCGGACGCGAACCGTTGCATCGGTGCCCAAGGCGGCGGCGGCAGCCACACCGACTTTGGTGTTTCCGGATGCAGTCGATGTCATGACATTTGCAGAAGTGGCATAGACGTCAGCACCTTC